GAATAACAATACCGCCGGCATTTTTAATTGATTTAATTTCGTTAGGAAAGCGGCAATCTGATATAACAATATCGTCTTTAGAATTGCGTAGTTTATTTTCTAAACTAGCAATCCAAATGTCATCATGAAATGACTTGCGGCATACTTCAGTGCCCCAATATTGTAGCACCCAACGCGGAGTTAAATTAGGCATGTTTAAGCGTTCTGCCCACCACGGATCTACTTGTTCACGCCATTCACGTGCTGATTTAGTTCGACCTTCTAGCAGTGTTCGATCCCACCCAAATACTTGGGCAACTGCGTCTTTTAAGGAATTTGCGAATGATTCTCGTCGGAATCCGTGAAAGTTAACTAGATAGTCTGCTATAGTATCTTTACCACTGCCAATGAACCCACAAATTCCAATGATCATAAAAAATCCCCTAATATACGTTAATTATATTAAGGGACAAATGCAATGTCAAGAGTTGAATTAGCCGATTACAAAAGTTAATGGGGTTCCACCGTCTTTGTAGTTAACTAGATCTAACTCTAAAGTTTCAATTTCAGCTTTACCTTCTGATTTGAGCGCCCCGCCATTTAACGAAACGCCACCTTGAGGGCTCGGCAATTGATTGAATTTTTCACGTGCCTCTCCTAGCATAATTTTACAAGTTGCTAGTGCATAGTCTTTTAACCATTGCTGTGCTTGGGGGTCTTGCAATAAGTTAAAGTCTGGACGATAATTGTACAACCATAGGCATAGTTCTTCTTCTGCTCTAGGGCGTTGCATAATTGTTAAATTTTTAGTAGTTCTGTTAAATGTAAAATTAATATCACTGCCGAACATCTTACCAACTTGCTTTTGGTATGAAGCAAACGCATAGTATGTCGCTAGGCCGCCCATGTTACTACTAGCTAACAGGTAGGTGTTAGAATAAGCTAAGTTGAACGGCTCGAACAAGGTTCCGCCCTCGCCACCACCGCTTCTACTACCAATACTACGGCGGAATAGTTGTCTAACGTCCATAACTTCTTGAGGAAGCACATAATCGTTGACATCAACTTGTAGGGTTAAAAACCCAAAACTTTCCTCAACGCTGTTTGAACTGCGTTGTCTAAACTTAGTTAAAGCGCGATCTATCGCAATAGTATAGTGGGAAGCGTCAAGTTCTACATCAATCATGCCGTCGCCTAGCATGGCTTTGATGTAATCTACAACTTTTTTACGCTCTAATTCATTGTCAGTCATAATGATATTTATCCAATAAATAGTATACTATGCCAAGACTAAGCCTTTACCGTCCTGAAAAGGGCAACGATTTTAAATTTATAGACCGTGTGATCAGCCAATCCTTTCAGGTTGGGGGCACCGATATTTTTATACACAAATATGCCGGTACTGTTGCACCAGCAGACGGGCAAGGTACTCCTACTACTCCTGTATATTCTGGGTTAAATATTCCCGAAGTAGGCATACAGGATATTCTATTCATGGAAAATCGCGATCGTATATACGAACCAGATATCTATAATCTGCGCGGAATTTATACTATGCAGGACTTAGATTTTAATCTCAGCCAATTTGGCCTGTTTTTAAATAACGACAATATTATGATACATTTTCATCTACGTGATTGTGTTGATACTATTGGTCGCAAAGTTATGCCAGGCGATGTGCTAGAATTACCACATCTTAAAGACGAATATGCACTAGACGACAGCATAGTTGCACTAAAAAGATTTTATGTTATAACTGATGTAAGTCGACCCTCAAATGGATTTAGTCCTACGTGGTATCCACATTTACTTCGTGCTAAATGCCAACCTCTAGTAGATAGTCAAGAGTTTAGCCAAATACTTGATGCCGATAGCGGAGCAGGTGACGGTAGTACTCTGCGAGATTTACTTAGTACATATAATAAAAATATCGAAATTAATAATCAAATTGTTCAACAGGCAAATGAAGATTCTCCAGTAAGTGGATATAATACTGATTCGTTTTTTATAGTTCCTTTAAAAGATGACGGCAGCGGTGATGTAAACGTAGCAGATACCACTTCTATGGATGCAGATGCTACTACAGATAATGTGTCACTCGATGCTAGTTACATTTTGCGTAGTCCAGATAAACAGATGTATGTAGGCTACTTAACCGAAAATGGGGTACCACCAAATGGGGCCAAATATACATTTGGGGCACAGTTTCCTAATTCGCCAGTGATAGGTCAATTTCATTTACGTACTGATTATTTGCCTAACGCATTATACCGGTTTGACGGAACTAGATGGACTTTATACGAAAAAAATATGCAAATGACTATGAATGAGTTTGGAAGTCAAAATACTGCCGCAGGCACAGTGTTTGCAGGGGATGCAGTTAGACAGACGCTAAAATCAGGATTTGTTAATAACACTAATACTTCAACAGTGAACGGTCAAGTTATTCCTGAAAAACAAGCATTGAGCAAGGCATTAAAACCTAAGGCAGATAATTAATGGATTATTTTTACGACGGTCAAATAAGACGCTATCTTACGCAGTTCATGCGTATAATGAGCAATTTTAGTTACATGGACGGTTCTGGTGGGTTGCACCAGGTCCCAGTAATGTACGGCGATCCTAATAGGCAAGCATCAGTTGTATTAAAGAAAAATACCGAGAACACAGTTCCCAGTGCGCCTTTTATAGCATGTTATATAAAAGGGTTAGATTATAAACAATCTAGACTATTAGATCCTACGTATGTTAGTAAGTTGCAAATTCGAGAAAAGGCTGTTGACCCGGTTACAGGAGAATATACAGATGTGCAAGGTTCGGGTTATACAGTTGAACGCATCATGCCTGCACCTTACGAGTTAATATTCTCTGCAGATATATGGACCACTAACACTGACCAAAAGTTACAAATTTTTGAACAAATAAGTTACTTTTTTAATCCAGCAATGGAACTACAAACTACAGACAACTATATAGATTGGACCAGTTTAACAGTATTATATCTTAAATCAACTAATTGGACTAGTCGGCAAGTACCGCAAGGGTTGAATCAAGATATTGATATTTTAAATTTAACATTTGAAACACCTATATGGATTACTCCCCCTGCTAAAGTTATGAAGATGGGAGTAATTACAAAAATTATTACCAATGTATTTTCAGATCAGCCAGGTACTATTGCACAAGAATACGATAGTATTGATGCAGTATATAGCGGGCTTGGCGACCAATCTGCTAGTGTAGTTGTTACTCCAGAAAATTATGAATTAATGGTGTTAGACAATGTTGCCAGTATCATTAGGAACGAGAAAACTAATAGTATACCTTTAGATTCTATGCCAGACTACACAGTAAGCTGGCGCAAACTGCTGGATTTATATCCAGGACAATTTAGAGCCAATTTGAGCCAATTACGATTACGCAAGGCTGACGGCACAGAGGTAGTTGCATATATAAGTCTAGATCCGTTCAATGAACACAGACTTTTGTTAAATGTGGATGCAGATACTATCCCAACAAATACAATTATTGCAGGCCGAGGTACCGTAGACGCTATTGTAGATCCGACCACGTATAATCCAGAAAATGTTGTTGCAAATACTAGATATCTAATACTAGAAGATATTAATTCAATACAAGATGTCGGCCCTACAGCATGGCTAAACGCAAACGGAACTGGGTTTACAGCTCATGCTAACGACATTATTCAATGGAGCGGTAGTGCATGGTCAGTGGTATTCAATTCTCAAGCAGTCAGCGATATAACCTACATAACTAACATATACACAGGCGTTCAGTACAAGTGGGATGGTGAAGCCTGGAGTAAGAGTTTTGAAGGATTCTACGATAAAGACGCATGGAGACTAGTTCTATAAACACAAAACAAATTATCGCTAGTGGTGGCTTATTTTTAGCCAGAGATACTAAGCGATTTTTGTTCTTATTACGCACACAAGGAAGAACTGCAGGTACGTGGGGACTCGTAGGCGGCCGAAAAGAGCCGTCTGATGCAACTCCGTTCGAAGCATTAAAACGAGAAATTGAAGAAGAAGTAGGCAAAGTTCCTGCTATTAAAAAAACTGTTCCGCTAGAATTATTCACTAGTAACGATCAGAACTTTCAATATAATACCTATGTGGTTATAGTAGACCACGAATTTATTCCTAAACTAAATGAAGAACATAACGGATACGCATGGTGTAGTTATGACGCTTGGCCAAAGCCTCTACACCAAGGTCTTAAAACTAGTTTTGGTAGTAAAATTATTAGAGGTAAATTAGAACTATTATTAGACCTAGTTGATTAACTCGGGTCCGAACGCCCATGTCCCCATATGGCGTGTTTCCATACTAAGCACAGTATCTACATGTATTTTATAACCTGCATCGGTTATTTTTTTGCATAAAATCATGTCCTCGCCTAAGTGATCATCGCTGTCCGGAGTATATTGAAACTCAAACCACGGCTTAGGAAGTTCTCTAAAGATCTGTGTACGCATTAACATACAGCCCATACCTATACCTGCTACTTCTGCAAGGCTGTCTTGAATCTCGTAGGGCAGTGGATTATTCCAGTCGCCTTGTACAGTATATGCAACACCTTTAAATGGCGGTTGTCTACGTACATAGTTCGCGGCTACAACATCTTTTTGGTG